CGGGAGTGCTACGAGCCCAAGCACCCGCAGTTGGAGCCCAAGCGGACAATCAACGAGCCAATAGCCCTGTACCAGCCCAGGCCAGAAGCCAGAATGGCTGTCACCGTCTACGTTGGATTGACGGTAGACACCACCATTGCTAGTATTGGGATGCAGCCCATGCAAGCTGCAAAACAACTTTATGCGGGCGGAATTTTATCTCCTGTGACGGTGGAGATCACATGAACTACACAGAGCTTAAAGACGCCATTGAAAGCTACACCGAAAATACGTTTACGACCACAGAATTGGATACTTTTATCCAACAGGCCGAGCAACGTATTTACAACACGGTGCAGCTTGCTCCCCTGCGAAGAAACGTCACTGGCAACCTGAGCGCAAACAACAAGTATTTGTCTGCCCCTGATGATTATTTGTCCACTTACTCCTTGGCAGTTATTGACAACAGCGGAAACTATTTGTTCCTCAAAAACGTAGATGTCAACTACATTCGGCAAGTTTATCCTTCGCCAACGTCCACTGGCTTGCCTAAATATTACGCAATATTCGGCCCAACCGTAGTCAGTTCCAGCATCACGGATGAGTTGTCTTTTATTTTGGGTCCAACTCCCGACGCGGCGTATGGGGTGGAACTGCACTATTACTACTACCCGCAGTCCATAGTAGAGGCCCCTGACGGGCGCACATGGCTGGGGGACAATTTTGATTCCGTCCTGCTGTACGGTTCTCTTGTAGAAGCATACACTTTTATGAAGGGCGAAACCGACATGATGGCCTTGTACGACGGCAAGTACAAGGAGGCGCTGATGCTGCTGAAGAATTTGGGCGATGGCAAGCAGCGTGGCGATGCTTATGTGGATGGCCAAGTCAAGTTGAAGGTGCAGTAATGATCACCGCAGGATTGGTCACCAGTTTCAAAGGTGAGTTATTGGAAGGCATTCATGATCTGTTGACTGACACGATCAAGATAGCGTTGTATGACTCATCTGCAAATCTCGGCCCCAGCACACTGGTCTACACCGCCTCAAACGAGGTTACCAGTAGCGGGTATGTAGCCGGTGGCCAAACACTCCTCAACCCACTTGTGGCGGCAGCAGATGGCGCGGGCTATGCCAGTTTTGATGACCCAATCTGGTATGCCACCACGTTTTCGGTAAGAGGGGCGCTGATTTACAACGCCACAAAAGCCAACCGCGCCATCGGGGTCTTGAACTTTGGCCTTGATCAAGTCACACTCACGCAAGACTTTAAAATCCAATTCCCCGCTTTCCATCCCGAAACCGCTTTGATCCGAATCAATTAAGGAGTCATCATGCAGAAAGAATTTTCAAACTTTGGCGACCGTGCAGAGGTGACCATGCAGTCGAATGTGGCTGGCGCGGAGTCTGTTGGTATTGAGGGTCACTACCATGTGGTCTGCCGAGATGCCGATGGCAATATCAAGTGGGAAGAGCAGTTCCCCAATCTGGTCAACGCAATTGGCAAAGAGCTTATGCTTGACACTTTACTGTCTGGCACCTCTTACACCACGGTAGGCCCGTATCTCGGTCTGATTTCGGGCGCTAGTCCGACGTTCTCCGCCTCGGACACAATGGCATCGCATGGCGGCTGGACTGAGTTCACCAACTACACCGTTGGCGGTTCGGCTGTACGAGGCACGGCATCGTTTAGCGCGGCTACTTCGACAGGCACCACGCCCACCAACGTGACGACCAAGACCGCATCGGCCATCACTTACACCATCACGGGCGCAGGCGGCACGGTTGGCGGCTGTTTCTTGGTGACCGGCTCTGGCGCGTCTTCGACTCAAGGCAACACCTCTGGCACCCTGTACAGCGCAGGCGCATTTGCTACTGCCAAGATCACGACTTCCGGCGATACAGTTTCGGTTACTTACTCGACCACCGCGACGAGTTAATAGGGGGTTTAGATGCCTCTGGTCCTTGCAAACCGTGTCCAAGAATCGGCCACGGCGAATACGACTGTAAGCTTCACGCTTACAGGCGCTGTTCTTGGCTTTCAGACGTTCGCCGTCATTGGCAACACCAACACCACCTACTACTCGGCCACAGACACGGCGGGGAACTGGGAGGTGGGCCTTGGCACGTATTCAACGACCGGACCAACGCTGACCCGCACGACGATCTATGCGTCGAGCAACTCCAACAACGCTGTAACTTTCCCTGGCACGGTCAACGTCTTTGTGACGTACCCGTCGGGTAAGTCGGTCAATCTCGACGGCAGTGGCAACGTCTCTGCGCTGGGCACGGTATCTTCAGGTACATGGCAAGGCTCAACGATTGGGGTGGCGTACGGTGGCACGGGGGTCACATCCTCCTCCGGGGCCAACTCAGTGGTGTTGCGGGACGCCAACTCCAACATCACGGTCAACCGGGTCAATCAAGCCAACACTAGCACTTCTGCTGCTGGTGGCACAACCGCCCTGACGGCTGCTTCAAGCTATATCCAAACTCTGATTAATACAGGCAGCCAAACATATACGCTGCCTGACGCCACCACCCTGACCACTGGCGTGGCGTTTGTGTTCAACAACATGGCCACGGGCACCCTGACGATCCAGAACTTTGCCACGGGATCGGTTGGGACTATTCCGTCTGGCGGTGCGGGCGCGGTGTTTTTGACGAACAACGGCACAACGGGCGGCACTTGGGACCTTCACTCCTATCTGCCAGAGGGGGTGACGTTTGGCACAAATGCCTTCAATCTTGGCTCGTCGGTTGTATCCGGCGGCACTTGGCAGGGCGGCACTATCCAGCCAGGATACGGCGGCACAGGGCTGACCACTTTCACCGGAGCCAACAACGCGCTGTATTCCACCGGGGCTAGTACTTTGACGGCGGGGACTTTGCCTGTTGCCGCTGGTGGTACGGGCATAACTTCTTTTGGAACCGGCGTAAGCACTGCGCTGGGCGTTAATGTTGGGTCCGCCGGGGCGTTCGTTGTCAATGGCGGCGCTCTTGGGACGCCCTCATCGGGCACAGTGACCAACCTAACTGGCACTGCCAGCATTAATATCAACGGTACGGTCGGAGCTACGACCCCAACCACCGGAAACTTTACCGCAGTCACATCTACGTCTGCAGTTGTTACTGGGGCCTCTGGTATTTTGACTAGGGCAGCGGCAACCCAGGACGGGGTTCAAATTATTGGCCGCGCTGGGGGCACTTCTAGCTGGGAAGTTGTTCTCACTCCTACGACCCTGACGGCTGATCGCACCCTGACTCTGCCCAACGAAACCGGGACCGTTTTGACGACCGGAAGTCCGTTCATGATTAATAGCACCACGGTCTCAAACAGCGCCACAATTGCCACTGGTACGAATGCACAGTCCGTGGGGCCAATCACTGTGAACAGCGGCGTCACGGTTACAGTTGCATCTGGTCAAAGATGGCTGATTGTGTAATCATATGATTTGAGGAAAACGCCATGCCATCCACCTTTTCAACCAACCTGAAGATCGAGCTTATCGGCACGGGCGAGCAGGTTGGCACCTGGGGTACGACGACCAACACTAATCTTGGTACGGCGTTGGAGCAGGCCGTCGTTGGCCGAGTGACAGTTACGTTTGCTAGTGATGCCAACAAAACCCTCACGCTGACGGATTCGCCTGCCGCTCAAGATGCCCGGGCGCTGTTCTTAAACGTCACATCGGGCGTCAGCCTGACGGCTACACGGGACCTGATCGTCCCGGCCATCAACAAGAACTACATCGTCAAGAACGCCACCACCGGAAGCCAGAGCATTCGGGTTATTGTGGCCGGTGCTGGGGTGACCATCCCAAACGGCAAGACAGTATTGGTCTACAACGACGGCACGGATGTCGGGTATCAATTGGATCACCTGGGCGCTTTGGACCTGTCGGGGGCATTGACGGGAACCAGTGGTGCTTTTTCCGGTGCGGTGTCCGGCACCACCGGTACGTTTTCTGGAGCCGTGTCCGGCACCACTGGCACGTTCTCTGGAGCCGTGTCCGGCACCACCGGTACGTTCTCTGGGGCTGTATCGGGCACCACTGGCACTTTCTCGGGTGCAGTATCTGGCACCACGGGCACCTTCTCTGGGGCCGTATCCGGGACTACTGGCACGTTTACCGGCGACGGCACCTTCAGCGGCACGGGTCAAGTCAAACTGCCCGCCGGAACGACAGGCGAGCGCAGCGGAACACCGGCAAACGGCATGATTCGCTACAACACCAGCTTGAGTTCGTTTGAGGGTTACGCTGCGGGCCAGTGGGGCGGGATTGGTGGTGCGCAGGCTGGCGGCGCGATCATGACCAACAAATCGACGGCATCGGTGAGTTACACCATCGCCAGCGGCGAGAACGGCTTGAGCGTGGGTCCGGTGACTATTGACTCAGGTGTAACAATCACGGTCGAAACCAACCAGCGTTGGCTGATCCTGTAAGGAGTAGAAATGAGCAAAATAGCTATTGAAGGCAATGCAAGCGGAACGGGAACGTTCACTGTTGCCGCACCTAACTCAAACAATAACCGGACGCTGACACTGCCAGATGAGAATGGCACGATTGTTACTACTGGCACGACCTCTGGCATTAGCGCATCTGCCATCACAACTGGTACGTTGGCCGTTGCTCAGGGTGGAACTGGAGCATCGAGCCTGACGGCGAACAACGTCCTTCTTGGCAACGGCACTTCGGCGGTCCAGACGGTAGCACCCGGCACAAACGGAAATATCCTGACCTCTAATGGCACAACGTGGACTTCGGCTGCTCCGGCAAGTTCTTTTGTTGGGTTCCGTGGCCAAGCCTTTACATCTAACGGCACATTTACTATCCCAACTGGTATTACCGCGTTAAAAATAACGGTTGTTGGGGGCGGTGGTGGCGGTGGTGGAGGCACTTACAGTGGTTGCGTTGGGCCTTTTCCGGGGTCTGGTGGCGGTGGTGGTGGTACAGCAATTTCTTACCTTACTGGGTTAACTTCGGGAAATACTTTAGCCGTGACGGTTGGTGGCGCTGGTTCGGCTGGCCCTTCATCTGGTGGTGGGGGGTCGGGAGGAAGTTCAACCGTAGCTTCTGGTACACAAACGATATCTACTATTACGGGGGGTGGCGGTGGCGGTGGGGTAAACGCTGGCAATGGCGGTGCTGGTGGCACTAGTAGCGGCGGCACTATAAATGCAGTTGGTGGTGGTGGTGGTGGCACTTACAGTGGCACATATGCAAGCGGCAACGGAGGTTCATCAACTTTGGGTGGAGGTGCTGGAGGGCGAGGTTTTGGTTCTGCTGGCACTGCTGGTGGCGTGTATGGTGGAGGTGGTAGCGGAGCTACAGGAGACGGTAGCAGGTCAGGCGGCGCAGGCGCAGCAGGCGTAGTTATTTTTGAATGGTGATTAACATGACTGTCCAAAACTATTTGATGATTAATCAATCCACCAACGCGGTGGACAACGTATGCCTGTGGGATGGCAACCCCGAAACATGGCAACCTCCTGCCGGGTATTTGATGATGCCGCAAGCAACCACAATGGCGCTAGTATGGATGTGGGACGCTCCCATCAAAGATTGGGTGCTGGCTCAACAAGTTGGACAAGGCCAGATCGGATTTACATGGAACGGCACTGAGTGCGTGACCAACGAACCAAAGCCTGCGCCCCTAGCAAATCAACCAACGACCACCGGAGCACAGACGCTGTGAATGCGCTTACCCCTCACCACAGTGTGACCTATGACGGTGCGGTACTAAACGTGTACCACGCCGACAAGGGGGAGGGCTTGCCGCGTCACGAGCATATGTATTCTCACTTGACCATGTGCCATGCTGGATCGTGCATTATTCGCAAAGAAGGCAAAGAGTTGGTGATGACAAAAGGCACACAGCCGGTCAATTTGATAGGCAGTGAGTGGCATGAGATTGAGGCATTGGAAGACGGCACGGTTTTCGTGAACGTGTTTTCTGAAGGAAAGTATTGAGGAGCAATCATGACCCTAATTTTGTCCGGCACGGACGGTTTATCTGATATAGACGGCTCTGCGGCCACCCCTGCCATCAGGGGCACTGATGCCAACACTGGCATCTTCTTTCCTGCTGCCGATACTATTGCGTTCGCAGAGGGCGGGGTTGAGGTTGCACGATTCGATTCGTCTAGCAACTTTGGCCTTGGAACATCATCACCAATTGCGCTTCTTGATGTCAATGGGACATCAATCTTTAGAAACGCGCAGTACGGCTATCAACCGACTCCAACTTCGTTATCTGGCAATACGACTTTGAGTGTCGCTCAGTTGCTTACACAAATAATTGTGCTAACTGGCGCGCTAACAATCACAATGCCAACCGGAACTACTTTGGATTCGGGGCTTCCAGCAAATTTCCCTAATAACGGTTCTTTTGATTTTACGCTGATTGATACCGATCCCGGGCAGTGTAGTCTAGCCGCAAATACTGGGGTTACCATAGTTGGAAGCGGCGCTATGGATGTTAATAGTTCCGCTTCTTTTCGGCTTCGCAAAACCGGAACGGCGACCTACGTGGTGTATCGTTTGGCATGATTAGGCCTATCATATAAACAATAAAACCATCTTTGGTCACTTGAGGCGAAAGGAATAACAAATGCCCGCAACGATTCTTTCAGACAACGGGGTATCCAGCGGATCGGCTGGTATCAAGACTACTGGTGCCAATGACGGCATCCTTGCCCTGCAAACCACAACGGCTGGTGGCACTGCCACGACCGCAGTAACAGTTGATACGTCACAAAACGTGGGGATAGGGACGAGTTCGCCAGCCCAAAGGCTTGAAATTGCGGCGGCTTCTCCACGGGTGCGTATTACCGATACCGATGGAGGGTATGCACAGATTGAAGCCGACAACGGCAATCTGTTCCTTGTTTCTGATAATGGCAATACTGTTGCAAACAGCAATCTGACTTTTGGTGTTGATGGCACCGAGCGCGCCCGTATCGACTCTAGCGGGAATTTGCTGGTGGGGACGACGAGTAGCAGCGGCCTCATCACCGGCATTCAAGCAAGCACCTCCACCTATTCTGGCTATTTCACCAGCAATTACACGGCGAGCGGTAACGCCTCAATTATGTTTTGGGGCAGGAACGGCGGTGGAGTAGCAGCTGCTGTTCGATACAAAGATGCAACCACCTCGATGGAGTTTTACTCACCAACAGGCCACACAGTTGCCTACACGACCTCCTCTGATTATCGCCTGAAAGAAAACATTCAACCGATGGGGGGCGCGCTTGCCAAGGTGACGGCGTTAAGGCCCGTTACCTACAAATGGAAAGAAGGTTTCGGCAAAGGATCAAGTCAGGGCTTTATTGCTCACGAGTTGCAGTCTGTCGTACCAGAAGCGGTGACTGGCGAGAAAGACGCCGTGGATGCTGACGGCAACCCAATCTACCAAGGCATCGACACCAGCTTCTTGGTTGCAACTCTTACCGCAGCCATCCAAGAGCAGCAAGCCCTGATCCAATCCCTGACTGCCGCCACCCAAGAACTCAAAGCCGAACTTGACGCAACGAAAGCACAAGTGGCTGCACTGCAAGCCAAAGGATAAAGTGACTCCATGTTTGGAATTGCCAGTTTTGCTCAGACACCCTTTGCTTCACTGGCAGGGCAACTGTTTGTCGTCTCCGTTACTGAAAATATAAATCCCGCTGACGCCAGCAATCAGACCTACGCATTCCTGCAATCCATCACCGAGGCAATCACCGAGAGTGAGATTGAAATAACGGGCAACGCGCTGTTTATCGCCACCATTAATGAACCGTTTACGGCCGACGATGCCAGCACTCAAACCTCGACGTTCTTGCAGTTTATCAGCGAGAATTCCAACCTAGAATCTGTAGAAAGTATTGCCGCGCAGTTTGCTCAGTCTGTCGCTGAGAACACGGACCTTGCTGACGCCCAGAACGTCTTCTTTGCCTTTGGTCAGACCCGCACGGAAGACATTTTGGAGGTGGCTGACGCCAGCACTCAGCAGTCAGCATTTGTGCAGACCATCACAGAGCCCAGCACCTTAAACGACACCCGTGATATCACCGCCCAGTTTGCCCAGTCTGTCTCTGAGGCGGTGACGATGAACGACTTCCAGGCCATCGCCGCGCAGTTTGCAACTGCTATTTCTGAGGGTGCGACGGTTGAGGATGTTGCCACAATCATCAGTGTTTTTGTGGACACGATGGTCGAGAACTTTGGGGTCGAGTCGACGGAGGCCATCACTGCCACTTTCTTAGGCAGCGTAGTTGAGAACCTCAGCAGCAACGACATCCGCACTGTGGCGGCAGCGTTTAATGTGGCCGTTGTTGAGAACGCTATCCTGGCCGAGAGCTTCAGGGTGGGGGGCTGGGTGACGATTGTCAACGGGCAAAACGCCGATTGGGTCAACATCACCAGTAACCAGAGCCCCGGGTGGGCAGGGATAGATGACAGCCAGAACTCCAACTGGCAAAATATCAACAACGAACAGCCCCCGTAAAACACACCGCCGCATGAATCATGATCGACCCGATAACCGCCTTAGCCGCTGTTTCATCGGCAGTGAATTTGGTAAAGAAGGCAGTCAAGACGGTACAGGATGTGCAGTCGCTGGGCCCGGTGTTGGGGCAGTACTTCGATGCCAAGGCGCAGGCCATAGAGGTTGTTGAAAAGGCCAAGGGCGGAGAGTTCAAAGGGTCGTCGTTAGGCAAGGCATTGGAATTAGAGCTTGCCTTGGAGCAAGCCAGGGAGTTTGAAGAACAAGTCAAGATGCTGTTCTTCCAGTCCAACAAAATGGATGTTTGGATGAGGATCACGGCCAGGGCAAAGCAGATGGAGGCCGATGCAGCTAAAGCCGAGAGAAGGCGCAAAGAGGCCAAGAAGCGCCGTCAGGCAGAGATTGATGAGTTGATTCTGATTAGTGTCGCCGTGATTGCCACGGTCGTGGTTTTAGTGGTCACGTTTTATTTTGTGATGGAAGCAATGCAAAGGCAGGTGTAATATGTTCCCACTAGCAGCATTACTTGATGTTGGCGGCAAGCTGATTGACAAGTTAATCCCCGACCCGGAAGCCAAAGCCAAGGCTCAAATGGACTTGGCCAAGATGGCCCAGGACGGCGAGTTGGCCAAGATGGCCAATGACACCAAGCTCTACGAGGTGGAGCAGACAAACATCACCGAGCGGTGGCGCTCCGACATGGGCAGCGATTCATGGCTGTCCAAAAACATCCGGCCCTTGGCCTTGATCGCCATCTTCGTGGCGTATTTCCTGTTTACCGCCATGTCGGCCTTCGGGTACAACGCACAGGAGTCCTACGTGCAGTTGCTGGGACAATGGGGTCAGATCATCTTCTTGGCCTATTTTGGCGGCAGGACGGTTGAAAAGCTGGCTGACATGAAGTACACCAAGCAGGACAAAGACAAATGAAACACAACTGGGACGAGGCGCTCAAGCACATCCTCAAGTGGGAGGGGGGCTATGTCAACCATCCGTCCGATCCGGGCGGCATGACCAATCTGGGGGTAACCAAGCGTGTCTGGGAAGAGTGGATTGGACGGCCGGCAACCGAGCAGGACATGCGGGGGCTCACCGTGGATGCTGTTTCTCCACTTTATAAGAAGCGTTATTGGGACGCTGTACGTGGGGACGATCTTCCTTCTGGTGTGGATTTGTGCGTTTTTGATTGTGCCGTCAATGCTGGTGTTGGGCGGGCTGCTCGATTTCTTCAGCAGGCTGTGGGCGTGGTTGCGGACGGCTCAATTGGTCCCAAGACGCTGGAGGCCGTGACAAAGATGCCTGCAGATGAGATCATTGAAAAGTTCTGTGATCTGCGCGAGGCCCACTACAAGAGCTTGAACACCTTTGCCACGTTTGGCAAGGGCTGGATGCGGCGCTTGGACGGTATTGAGACTGAGTGCAAACACATGGCGTGAGGGTTGTATGCCGCTTCAGAAACTGCAACTAAGACCCGGAGTCAATCGCGAATCAACCACCCTTGCCAATGAGGGCACTTGGTTTGAGATGGACAAGGTGCGGTTTCGCTCGGGTTATCCTGAGAAGCTTGGTGGTTGGGAGCGCGACAACGGTGCGCAGGCCAGCGGCCTGATGCCACCCACTGGGTCTTTCTGGGGTGTGTGTCGGTCTCTGTGGAACTGGATCACCCTGTCTGGCTACAACCTAATGGGCTTGGGGACCAACCTCAAGTACTATATTCAAAATGGCACTGACGGGGCGTTTCACGACATCACACCGCTGCGCGAGACTGTCACTATCGCGTCCAATGCCTTCACTACAACCAACGGCCTGACGACAGTCGTCATCAATGACACGGCCCACGGCGCAATCACGGGGGACTTTGTAACCATCTCTGGGGTGTCGGGTCCAGTAAACGGCATTCCGGCAGCGGACTTGAACAAAGAGTTCCGCATCACCTATATCAGCGCCAATACCTACAGTGTCACGGTTGCAACCCAGGCCACCTCCTCTGGCACTACAGGCGCAGCCACGTTTGCTTACCAAATCACACCCGGCGAAGAGGTTGATACGGTAGTTGCTGGCTGGAGTGCCGGTGGCTGGGGTGGTACTACGCCAGGGTATGCTTCAACGGGTTGGGGGCAGTCTGCCGCACTGACGCAGCTTCGGCTTTGGAGCCAGTCCAACTACGGCCAAGACCTGATCATCAACCCGCGTGGCGGGGCGCTGTATTTGTGGAAAGTCAATGCAAGTCCGTTGGTGTACGACCGCGCAGTCCTGCTTTCCCCAACCAGCGCAGGCGTTTACCAGACAGATGCAGATTGCCCCTCCGTGTCCAACATGGTTGCCGTATCTGATGCGTCTCGTTTTGTAATTGCTTTTGGATGCAATGACTATGGCTCTGCCACGCAAGACCCACTATTAGTCCGTTGGTCTGACCAAGAGGACTACGCTACATGGACTCCCGTCGCAACCAATCAAGCGGGAAGCTATCGGCTGTCCACGGGGTCGAGCATCATTGCGCACCAACAGACTCGGCAGGAGATTCTGGTCTGGACAGATGCGGCTATATACTCCATGCAGTACCTGGGCGGCCAGTTCGTATGGGGCTTTCAGGTCTTGGGCTACAACATCTCAATTGCTGGCCCCAATGCCACAGCCACCGCAGCTAACATCACATACTGGATGGGGCTAGATAAGTTTTACGCTTACTCCGGTCGCGTCGAAACCCTGTACTGTCCCCTGCGGCAGTACATATTTGGTGACATTAATCTGGCGCAACAGTATCAGTTCTTTGCCAGCACCAATGAGGGCTACAACGAAATCTGGTGGTTCTATTGCTCGGCCAATTCAACAGTGATTGACAGATATGTCATCTACAACCACCTAGAGCGCGTGTGGTCGTACGGCAATTTGTCGCGCACCGCATGGCTGGATACGCCATTGAGAAATCACCCGACCGCCACCGGGTACGGCGGCCAATTAATCTATCACGAAAGTGGCGTGGATGACGGCAGCACCAACCCACCAAGCGCGATTGAGTCCTATATCCAATCTGCCGACTTCAACATCGGTGATGGTCACAACTACGGCTTTGCATGGCGCATGATCCCAGACATCACGTTTGATGGGTCATATGTCAACAACCCAGAAGTGACTTTCACATTGCGCCCCAGACAAAACCCTGGTTCAGATTACAGCGCGGCATCCGCACCGACTGTGGCCAGTACGCAGAACTATCAAAACCAACGCAACTACACGGTGCAACAGTTCACACAGATCATTTATACGCGCTTAAGAGGTCGTCAGATGGCATTTAAGGTCAGTTCAGACGGTCTTGGGGTCAACTGGCAGTTGGGCGTACCCTCGTTTGATGTCAAACCGGACGGACGGCGCTGACCCATGACTCTGATCGTCACATCCGAATTTGAACTCAATCGGGTTGTTGCACCTCGTCTGCCGACCGCGCCGATTGAGTACGAGAAACAGTATCACGATCAGTTTGCTGACGTTCTGCGTCTGTACTTCAACCGACTCGACAGTATTCTGGGTCAACTGGTGGCGTCTATGGAAACAATCCCGGTCTCAATTGGTGGCACCAACGTGGATGCTTTTGGTCGGCTGCGTGTCAGTGAGCCTTACACGCTCTTTGACAGCCAAAGCCGCTTTGCCGCAGACACGCAATTTGATACTTCAACCAGTGGCACCGGCTCTTCTACGTTCAACACGAATCAAGCAAGCGTGAGCATGAGCGTGACTGCTGGCGGCGTGGGGTCAGTGGTTCGTCAGACGTATCGGTCTTTCCCGTATCAGCCCGGTAAGGGCTTGCTGGTCTTGGCCACGTTCCAAATGGATAACGGCACATCGGCCAATCTCAACCAAAAGGTTGGGTACTTCAACACCCAGAACGGCTTGTTTTTTCAGCGCACATCTGGCACCAATTCATTTGTCTTGAGGTCTTATACCAGCGGCTCAGTGGACGACTCACGGGCGGTTACGCAGGCAAACTGGAACGGCGACAAGCTGGACGGCACAGGAGCTTCTGGCTTTACCCTAGATTTGACCCACCCGCAGATTCTGTGGATGGACTTTGAGTGGCTGGGCGTTGGTTCGGTGCGCTGTGGCTTTGTCATCAATGGCCAATACGTTGTTTGCCACACCTTTGAGACGGCCAACGTGTACGGCACGACCGTGTACATGACCACGGCGATCCTGCCTGTGCGGTATGAGATCACCACCACAACAGCGGCGGTCGCAGCCACACTAACTCAAATTTGTTCCAGCGTCATATCCGAAGGTGGCTACGAGCAGTATTCATATGGCCACATTGCACGGCGAACCACGGCCTTGGCAACCATCAGCACGACATTCTTGCCTTTGGTGTCGATTCGTCTGGTGTCTGGTCGCGGCGGTGCGGTTGTTTTGCCAGCAAGGGTTCAGGTTCTGCCGACTACCAGCCAGAACTACGAAGTTGCGCTTGTAAAAAATCCCACCTTGACTAGCCCGTCATGGGTGACTTCGTCTTCGTCTAGCGTTGAGTACGATGTTTCCGCTACCGCAATGTCGTTTCCTGCGGCCAGCAGGATTGTTCAGACCGACTATGTAACATCCAGCGGCAGTGGCGGCGCAAATCCTCTTGTTGATCCGTCTGGGTACAACTGGGACTTGCAGCTTGGTGAGTCCTTGGCGGGGGT